GCGCTGACCTCAACGAAACCTCGCTTGAGGCTGCGATCATCCAGATCGCCGGATGGACGGACGAACGTGGCCTGCTGATCGCTGCGAAGCCCCGCAAGCTGATCGTCCCGCCCGCTCTGATGTTCGTTGCGGAGCGCCTGTTGAAGTCGGTTCTGCGGACCAGCACCGCTGACAACGACATCAACGCGATCTACAACCTGTCGTCGGTGCCGGAAGGCTACACGGTCAACCACTGGCTGACGGACACGAATGCGTGGTTCCTGAAGACGGACGTGCCGAACGGCCTGAAGATGTTCGAGCGTGTTGCGCTGAAGACCTCGGCGGAAGGCGACTTCGAGACGGGCAACATGCGGTACAAGGGACGCGAGCGCTATTCAGTAGGTTATTCTGACCCCCTTGGGGTGTATGGTAGCCCTGGCGCTTCCTAAACCATCAAAACAAATGAGTTAGTCCTGGTTTGACATTCTTGGAAATTTGGTGCAATATGATGTCATGGATGTCATCACCAGAAGCCAGGCTATAGAACAAGGACTAACCCACTACTTCACAGGCAAGCCCTGCCCAAGAGGACACATTGCTCAACGCTTTGTGTCCTCTTTTGGTTGTGTGGAGTGTGGTTTTCTTTTTTCAACCGCTCAAAGGGAAGCTCTTACCGAAGATCAGAAGGTGGTCTTGCGAGAGAAAAAGAATGCTATCCGAAGGCTTGAGGCCGCAGAAAAGAAGCGGATCAAAGATCTTGTCGAGGCCGACAGGCTGAATTCCGTCAAAGAGATCATGCTCTCTATGGGGTTCGATCTCCCGTTCACCAGAGCGAAAGCTAAAGAATCTGGTTCAAAGTTTTACTTCAATGGAATTAGTTGCCAAAGAGGCCATATCAATAAGCGGTACGCCGACTCTGGTGGTTGCTATGTGTGCCAAGTTGAAAACAACAAGATCAACAGGCAGAAGCCAGAGCAGAAGCCCATGGTCTTGGCCAGAAAGAGAAAGGACTACTACAAAAATAAGGACAAAAGGGATGCCTCTATGAAGAGGTATGCTTTAGCAAACAAGGAGCGCATCAACCAAAGGGCCAGAGAATACCAAAAGAAGAACCCTCATGTGTTCCGAGCTTCTGGCTCCTTCCGCCGCGCTCGTCTCCGCAATGCCACTCCTCCCTGGATTACCCCTCAAATGCGCGAGGACATCAAATCCCTCCATGCACAAGCCGAACTTCTGGAACTTGAAACTGGTATACAATTCGATGTAGATCATATTGTTCAGCTTGACGGGAGAACTGTCTGTGGTCTCCATGTTCCTTGGAACCTCAGGCTCCTGAAACACTCGGACAATATATCCAGACCCAAGCACTTCGTCGATCATCATCTCGGCAGGTGCGAGGATACAATCAACTACACCCTCGTTCAGACTGCACAGCAGACGTTCTGGGAGACGGAACGAGGATTCCCCCAGAAGGAGAATCTCAATGGCTAACACTTCCTTTAGCGGTCCCGTACGGAGCCAGAACGGTTTCCAGGGCTACAGCAGCGATGCTTCCGCGAATGTTTCTTTGACCCTCAGCGCCCAGGGTACTGGTGTTGTACTGAACACCTCCAGTGTCCCGTTCTTTGAGGCGAACCCGGCCGCGGTGACCACGGCTGGCGTTGTGACCTACACCCCGGCGCAACTCAAGACCGGGTTCATCCTCCGCGATCCGAACGGCGCTGGCCGTAGCGATGTCTTCCCGACTGCCGCCGATCTCCTTGCCGCTGTTCCTGGCGCTGTCGTTGGCACCTCGTTTATCGTCACGATCCGCAACACGGCTGACGCTGCCGAGACGATCACGATGACGACGAACACGGGACTGACCTTGAGCGGCACGATGACGATTGCCCAGAACGCGCAGAAGGACTTCCTCTTGAACTTCACGGATGTCACTACCGCCGCTGTGACGATCTACAGCATGGGAAGCGTGACGTTCTAGTATAGAGAAGGAGGGGCGCTATGGGTAAGCCCGTTCGCATTGCTGTGACTGGGGTTGCTACTAGCGCCCCAGTTCCTTTGAGTACATTGACGGACTCTCCGTTCAATGTGACGCTCGGTGTTTATGGTGGTGCCGGGTGTACCTACACGATTCAGTTCACACTGGACGATGTCTTTGCTTCAGGGTACAGTGCTGGATCCGGCACTTGGATTGACCACCCTGATGCCACCACTCAGACCGGGAACACGGTCGTCATGCTTGTCTCTCCTGTAACGGCAGTCAGGTTGAATCAGACTATCGGCGCTGCGGCAAGTACGTTCTTTGTCTGTCAGTCCGGGAACATGGAGTAGCCAATGGGAAACATTACGATTCAAGGTGATCTGACCGGGGATGTTCCTGGCGGCGAAGTAGGCGGCGCTTCCAACCTGACAACTGTCGGCGCTATCCCCTACGTCTCGGCGGCGGGGACGCTCAATCAAGACCCTACGGCGCTGTTCTGGGATGCGGCGAACGATCGGTTGCGAGTCGGTGGAGCGGCTGGGGCAGCAACCACCAGCATTCTCGGCTCCGTATCGTCCATCGCTGGTCTGTGGATGGGAATCAACACGACAACGCCATCTTTATCGAATTACTCGCTTTTATACTCTAACGGGGTAAACATAAATGCAGCAACCGGAGATGCCATCAATTTCAGAATTGGCAACACCATCTTCGGAACACAACTAACTAACGGCAACTGGATTTTTGGCACAGGCGCACCTACGGATGCCGGGTACAAGCTCGACGTAGCCGCTTCTGGCGCCTCGGGTACTCTGCGGGTGTACGACCAGACCCCCACCACCGGCTCCACTAAGGTCGTAGTTCGTGCGGGCGCTGGGCAGTCGGGAAACCTCCAAGAGTGGCAGAACTCGGCGGGCGCTGCGTTGGCGTACATCTCCAGCGGCGGGAATGTAGTGAGCAATGCTTCTGTTTATGCTGGTGCGTCTGGTTACATCCTGTGGCAGACGAGAACATCTATAAACTCTCCTTCCGACGGAGTTCTTGCCCTCTACAACAGCACACAGTCCGACTTCTCCCGTCTCCAATTCGGCGGCGCGACCAGCAGCTTCCCGTCGCTAAAGCGGAATGGCAATTCACTCGATGTTCGATTAGCCGATGACTCTGCTTACGCCGCGCTCCAAGCAGTTAGTCTTCAAACCGCTGCTCAGACCGTTTCTCAACTCCCTGCCGCCGCCGCCGGGAACGCTGGCACAATCTCTTACGTTACCGACGCCAACGCCACGACAATCGGATCGACGGTTGCTGGTGGTGGCGCTAATAAAGTACTGGTGTGGTCTAACGGTACTGCATGGAAGATCTTCGCAAACTAAGGAAACTAATATGGCAAACCCTCTCGCGACGAAAGTCACCCCCTCTCTCACCTTCTATATGGACGACGGCACGACCGTTGTCCGCGAACTGAAGACGGTTCCCCAGGATGGCGTGGACAGCCTCTACAACTGGCTGATTACCCAGACCAAGCCGAACCCGCTGGATCCTACCGGCCCGCCGTGGAACAAGTATCAGAACAGCCCGACCGACACCCCGACCGACATCGCGGTGAACTTCGCGAACGATCTCATCTTGCTTCAGGTCAAGCAGATTGTGTCCTACGCTCCCCCTGCCTCTGTTGTTACGGCGCAGGAGAATGTCGTCAAGGCGCAGGCTGAGTACCAGATCGCTCTCGACAAGGCCTCCGGTCTGATCGAAGCCCCTGCTGCTCCCCCCAAGTAGCGCACCTGATGTAACATAGGTGTATGGAAAACACCAAACCTACGGACATCACCGTAGAGCAAAAGCTGAAGATTCGTGACTTGCAGTACAAGCTGGCCGCTATTGCCAACCAGAAGCACGCCCTGAAGACGGAGTTTGACTCCCTTGTCGAGAAAGAAAAGACTCTCGTCGAGGATCTCCAGAAAGAGAACAACTCCCTTCAGGGCTGGTCTCAAGGGTGCGGCTGGTCTCTCGATAACGATACCCTGGAATGGGTGCAGGTTAAGCCCAACTAGGAGAGGTGCAACGTGAAGCCACTGGAAACAATTGGAGCCATACCTGTCGTATGTTCTCCTCATGTGTACACGGAGTACAGTGGCTTCCGATACGACTTCACTACATCAACTCTTATAGTGCCTTCGATATCAGCCGGGTCTGTGTCCTTCTCTGCGATACAGCTTAAAGGCGCTACGTCTGGATCAACTACTCTCCAGGCGCAGGCAATTGCTTCCGGCACTATTACAGTGCCTTCCGCTACGGATACTCTCGTCGGCAAGGCTACGACAGACACCCTCACGAACAAGACGTTCGATACCGCCGGGTCTGGAAATGTTCTCAGGATCAACGGCACTCAGGTCAGCGCCGTAACAGGTTCTGGGTCTGTTGTCCTGGCAACTTCTCCAACACTTGTCACTCCACTTCTTGGAACTCCTACTTCTGGCACTCTGACGAATTGCACGGGCCTGCCGATCTCTACTGGGGTGTCTGGGCTTGGAGCTAATGTAGCTACATTCCTGGCTACCCCTACGAGCGCCAACCTAGCTGCTGCCGTCACGGATGAGACTGGGTCTGGCGCTCTTGTGTTCGCGACTAGCCCAACACTTGTCACGCCCAATATCGGGGTAGCTACGGCCACCTCTCTGACCGTAGGTGTTGTTGACGGGCAGGCGACGATGGCGTCCTGGTTTACCGGGAACACCGCGCACTGGATCAACCTTCCTACAACCGGACCCTCTGGCATCGGATCTGGTGGCGCTGGCGTTAACCCGTGGGTTTCCTATGCTGCCGCTTCGGGCCAGTGGTTCTCTGATGCTTCCGCAGGAGACATCTGCTACAGGAATACTGGTGGCAAGCTGTTGTTCGGCATTTCTACTGGCGCTTACAATATGGCGCTATTGGCAAGCGGCAACCTCCATGCTGTTGGGAGTGTCGGCATAGGCACGGCTAGTCCTGGAACAAAGCTAGAAGTATTCGGGTCGATAACCGCTAGGGTGGCGTCAACGCAGGACGCTGTTGTCTTGGCGGGCAGGGCAGGTGGGACCGGATCTTTTGGGGTTACCCTCACTCCGACTACCTTGACCGCAAGCCGAACGGTTACCTTGGCTGACGGGAACACTACCCTTCAAGCCGGGACTATGGCTATTACTGGAGGCACTCTCGCTCAGTTTGCTGCTACTACCTCCGCCCAACTGGCAGGCGTAATCTCTGACGAGACCGGGTCAGGGTCTCTTGTATTCGGCACTAGCCCTACGATTGCCACCCCTACCATAACGACAAGCGCCGTAATCCCTATAGTGAATGGAGGTACGACAGCGTCCTCCACACTCATCCTTCAATCTACTTCTGGCGCTGGGACATCTGATGCCATCATCTTCAGGACGGCTTCGCAGTCTGAGAAGGTGAGGATCGATACGAGCGGGAACACATTTGTCGGCACTGCTTCCTCTACTATCGGCAAGTTTGTAGTCTCAGGGGCGCAGGGCTTTGCCAACCAGGGGTCCAACATTGCGTGCGCCATGCGAGTCCAGACGGGGTCGAACAATGCGATCCTGCTTGACACTATTGGCGTAACGAACGCCTC